AATACCACCGGGGAGAACGTATAGCGAAGTGTGTAAGGTCTACCGATATAAACAACACCTGTAGAGTAATTCCCCACAAGCCTTAAGGTGTAAGGACTAGGAACTGAAGGCGCTCCTACCGTACCTCGTTGACCTGTAAATGATTCCCCTAGAGTAACTCTGAAAGAGCTATCTACAGGATACGGAAGTGTCCACGTTGTCCAGCCGTTAACAGGGTCATAAGTACCAGTAGCACTAACTTTCTGATCTAACAACACTCGTAAGCCTAATGAACCGTCTGTTACATCCTGCAAGTCCATTACCTCTAGGTATGTGCCGTCACTACGTTTAACCACTAGATAAAGCTTAGTGTTAATGAAGTCAGCATCTAGGATTACAGCACCACTATCCAAGGTGAACTTAGACCATGACGACTGTACCTTTTCATCCGGTGAACTCCAGTAATACCGATAGACGTATAACGTACTTCGCTCGTCCTTCGATAAGGCAATCATGAGATTGTCTAGATTGCTTGAAGCTAACTTATAGAGATTCTTAGGGATGTACTTAGGCACATGGGCTGTAATGTCAGAAGCATCATTGGTGTACGTTAGAGGCTGTACGAGATACTCTTTGATTCCTGAGTAGTTTCCTTTAGTGACACCGAAGAAAATACTTGTGCCTGAGCTGGTTGGTTTAGCAGCAGCCTCGATAGCGAACTCAGTAGTCACGTTAATCACAGCGGTCTTAGGAGACAGAATATCTTTAGCTGTTAACTGGAACTGAGCTTGGTCAGCGAACATCATCAGTGAAGTATTAAAGGCTAACGCATGACGTAACACAGCTACCTTAGTGTGACTCACAGAGACATCTACGGGGTCTGTATCTAAGACCAATGTGACAGTCTCAGGGAAGAAGTTAAAGAAACTCCCTGCTCTACTGAAGATTACGTTTTCGTCTGCAATGAAACCTAAGCGGTTACGGTGAAAGAATACATCCGCAATCTTCTTACCCACAAAAGAAGGGAAGGAAGCTGAAGTGTCGTCCCCGATTAAGCGGGAAGCCCATACAGTTTTACTACAGGTGAAGCTACCTCCACCGTTGTTAACTAACCTGAAAGGCATTGTTAAGGCGTTGAACTCAGTGAGGACACCCGGCTTAATAGTTTCACGCCAAGTACCTGAGCCATCCCACTTAACAAAGTAGTTATCGAAAGCGTTAGTGCCTGTACCAGCAATCTCCCACACATCACCTACTACTTGTCCTGAAGTCGGTAAGTCTACGAATTGCTGTTTAGCTCCCTTAAGAACTCCTCCAGCAGTCGTAGCGGCCTTCGCCACCGTGATAGTCTTGTTCACAATGAAGGTGTAATCAGCCACAGTCACACAAGCGAAACTTGAAGAAGGGTCTGTAGCGTTTAGGTAAGCGGTTCCATCAGGGAAACTCACAGTCTGCTCTACGCCAGTAATGGAATAAACCTTAAGGCTGCCATTAGTAATCAGTACCTTAAACTGCTCAGAAGCATCACGGTTGATTGTATGGACGAAGGTGTTAGTATCAGTGGCGGTACTTAGCTTGGCTACATGGTCTGTGTTAGGTCTCTTAGATAACCCAAAGACGACTGAAGATAGTCCGTTGATTTGTTCTGTAGCTTGTGAAGGGAGTCTTAATGAAGGAGGTTGCTGACTAACACCGTTGTATAAGTTTGGAATCGAGCGATTAACTAAGCCCACGCATGATTCCTAGCGGTTGATAATCTGAAAGACATCATAGTTATCTCCTAGGTTGTAGTCCCGGGTGTTGGCTTCAAAGTCTTCTAACTGTGCTTTAGCCATTGTTTCCTCTACTGCTGTGAACTTCTCAATAGACTCGTCCCCTTGAACTCTTCGTTGGAATCTACGGGCTGCTAAGATAGCAATGTACTGACGAGCTGGTTGAGGTAAGTCCGTCCACGGAAGGAAGAACACAATGTCTACGCGAATTGATTTATTAAATGTGTAGGTATGATTCTTACGGTCATACAAGCGATTACCCCGCATGACAACATCATGTGCGTTATCAATGTCGCTTACATCTAAAGAGAGGGTATTTGAAGGGAAGACTAGGTTGTAGTCTAAGTTTAGTGCTAGAGGATATTCTTCCTCATAATTGAAGTGCCAGCCTACAGTTTGAACTTCACGACTAGCGTCATAGAGAAACTGGACAGCCATTGCGATATGCAAGTCACCTGTAGTAACTAGAGACGAAACTGGAGATTCCCCTACAGTTTCAAGCATAAGGTTGACTGCTTCGAGTTCACTCATAGGCTCGTATGTATTTGCCACAAGGGTTCCTTAAGATGAAAAAAAGCCGAACTAAGGATTACCCTAAGATCGGCTTTAATTTGTTACTGAGTTGCTTGTAGATATGTGATTGCGGCTTTAAGAAGCTCTACGTTATCTTTAGCGTGTCCTAGTAAATTATTACAAGTAGGACATAGGAGACCCCTAACGACACCTGAAGTGTGGCTGTGGTCTATTACTAAAGGGTTATACTTAAAGGTAGAGTGTGGGATTTCATCAGAGGGAGTCTTACATATAGCGCAAGCGTTATCCTGAGATACTTTCAGTTCCTCTATGAAACCCACAGTTACACCATAGCGGTGAGCTGCTATCTCCTTACATCTGCACTGTTCACATTGAGTACGGTGCTTTAAGGTGTCGTTACGAAACTGAAAGTCTCTTAAAGGCTTTTCCTTAAAGCACGTTCTACAAACTTTACTATGCAGTTTTCAACTCTACTGCACACTCTGGCCTAAGCACACCATGACCAACTGCGTACTTACTAACGATCAATGTACCTTGACGACGGATGTCGTAATCTGACTCAGTAGCTAAGTCCAATAACTTCACAGTACCGATAGCTGACTTGTGCATTACAAGACCTACAGTTGTCGCAAAGTTACCTTGGTAAGCTGCGACACCAGTTACTACGTTGGTGTTAGGTAAGGCGTTAGTCTTAACAACTTCGATACCAGCCACTTTCAACACAGTACCGTCCGAGATTGCGCCTTGACCACCGTACCATTGGTTAATCACAGTTGTATTCTGTGCCAACAAGTAGTATTGAGCAGGACGTAAGAACACATTACGTTCTTTACCTACGTTCTTCTCGTCAAGTGTTTGAGCAGCAGTAAACAAACCTGAAGCCAATACAGTTGAATCTGTAGCGTAAGCTGCATTAGTTAAAGCTGAACCGCCATTACCGCCTGTGATTGTCGCTGAAGCACGTGCAGCTAAGATACCAACTTGAGCCAAGTTCTTATCCATTGTTTCCGCAAGAACCTTACCAGCTTCCTCAGAGTAAACTGAGCGAACGTCATAGTGATTCTTCGCTTCATCAATACGAGCGATAAATACTTGAGCTACCAACAAGTCATCAATAGTGATAACACGTTCAGCAGCAGCGATTGGAGTGCCATTCAATTCAGTACCCGGTGTGTGATATGCAGCAGTCACAGTACCAGTAACAGGGAATTGAGCAGAGCGACCATTAGAAATAGTACGAACCATTGAACGGTCTAAGAACACGTTGTCACGGTGGAAAGCAGTTAATACTTCACCTGAGAAAACTTTAAGGAATAAAGCTTGGTCGTCACCTGCTAAGTTGACTTGACCTAAACGTGAAGGAACAGCATTTGCCATATTTTGTAAATCCTTTGAAATGAGATGTGAACCAAGGGCGGTTCGAGGGGAAGTCATTTCAGTTGCTTACTACTAGCTCACACAGAGTTATCTCCCTCGGGAGGCTAAGGCTGCTTTGCGTATCGCTACTGTCGTAACGGGTACTACAAGAGAATCTCTAAGCGTTGCACTTAGGGATTTAATACAAAGAACTCCTCAGAGACACTTTTAGAGTATCTAGAGGAGCCATAATGATTTGAAACTAGAAAATGCTACTATTAAATAGCTTGTTGGCTACCTTAGCGCGGAAGGCAGGGTCTGACTTGTATTCAGGTTTATTCATATCAGCCATCATTTCCTGACGGGATTGATAAGCACCATCACCAGTTTTACTATTAGTCGTCTTAGTGATTAAGTTCGCTGAAGCATTACCGGACTCTGAGTTGTAAAGAGACCACATACCTTTAACAGCAGCTTCGCGCACCTTAGCGTCTTTAGAGTTAACTGCTGCGTTGTAGTCTGCAATGTCCTCAGCACTCAGGTTAGCCTTGGCATATTCAACCATTGCCTTATAACCTTCAGCTCCTTCCGTAACACTGTAAGCCTGTGAGCGCATTACTTCAGCTTGAGCTTGTTTACCTTCAATGTAGTCGGCAACAATTTCTTTACTGATACCCGCTTTAGCTAAGGCTTCGTAAGAACCTTCAGATAACTCGCCTGACTCTGCGTACTCTTTAGAAAGAGCTGACATATCAAGACCCGCATCTGCTACAGCTTTACTTGCTGCATCTTCAGATGTTGCTGGTTTATCTTCAGGTGTCTTAGCGTCTACCTTAGGAGCTTCTTTAGAAGGCTCTGCTGGTTTACCTTTAGACTTCTCTAGTTCAACATAGCTTTTCGCTAGAGCTGTATAGTCTACGACACCAGTTTCAGCGTTATAGAACTTATCAGGGATGCCTTCAGGTTTCGCTGGAATCTCTGCTGGAGCCTCAGGTTCAACACCGCCATTTACAGCAGCATTACCTTTAGCAGCCATCTCAGCGATATACTCAGGAGACTCTACGGACTCCACTGGTTTTACTTCAAGGGTTTCTGCCATAGTTTAGTAGTGTGTAACCACAGTGCCGTTAGACAGAACTACTTCAGTACCTGACTTAACACCTTCTAGATTAACAGCAGGGACATTCTCAGGTTCCGTTACGGTTTCTACCAGTGTTTCCGCTGGAGTTGTCGTTACGGTTTCTTCTTGAGTTGCTGCGGGTGTATCTGTTGTTGCTGGAGCCGGGGCTTGAGTTTCTTTAGGAGCTGCTGATTTAGCCATGAGTGTTTCCTTACGGGTTATTGAGCTACGGGAGCTTGTTGTTGAGAGGCCATATCCGTCATGCCTTTAACAGCATTAGGAATAGCCGCCTGAGCCATCTGAACTGCTTGCTCTTGTTGAGCTTTCTGTTCGACTTCTGCTTGGGTTTTGATAAGATTCTTAGTGTCAATCTGAAGTGCTGACGCTCTACGTTTAAAGTATTCATCCACACTCAGGAATTTAGCTAAGATTTCTTGTCCTAAGACTTGTCCTGACGAAGTGATAAAGGTATCTAGTTTCTGTAAGTCAGATGTACGTCCTAAGGCTTCCATACCAGTAGTGATAGTTGGTTTAACCATCCCTTTAGGTAACGCTGGAATCTTCCCTTGACGTTGCATACGAGTCATCAGAAGTTGGACTAGAGGTAACTGAAGTTCCTGAGCTAACACACTGTAAATACCTCCTAAGGCATCTTCCAGTTCACTAGCCATATATCGGATTTCTTCTGCTGTTACCCTATCACCCTTACGTTGGACTGCTGAGTTAAGCATGAAAGCGTAAGATAAACGCTCAGTGATTTCCTTAGCTACTTCCATAGCTACTCTGAAGTCACCCTGCTTATCTGTCCGTAACATAGTCACATCGGCTGCATTACCTTCAACTACTGCGAGGTTCTGTGCTTCAGCTACTGTACGTTTACGGGTAGTCCCGTTAGGGCTTACAAAGATTAACAACTTAGCAGCAGCGGCTGAAGCCTCTACGATTGCCTTAGTGAGACCTTCAAGTGACTTTAGATCACCTAAGTATTCCTCAACGTAAGAACGTCCGTAGTCTTCGTTATCCACTGAGATTAAACGTAAGGCCATCCAAGGGCTCTTATCCTTTGGGTAAGATGTCTTAGTGGACTCAATGATAGTGCCATTGATTTCCTGACTCACATCCCATCGGCCTTTACTGTTGAGTTGAATCAACGTGTAAACTTCAATGTCTTCGTCATCATTATCAATGAGGTCGTCTTTGTTATTCTTAAGAGCCTCTTCTTTTATCTCTAAGCGAATCTT